ATGCCTTTATATCCCTTGTTCTGATCATCGTTGTAATTGAGGAATCCGTCATCGTCTGCCGTCGGAAGTCCCTGGATTGATTTCTCTGCGTTCGCCTTCAGACCGTCAACTGTAAGAGTTGCGGTTCCGCTTGTAAATGTGCCGCCGTCGCTCTCTGCGAGCTGATTGTCTGCATAAAATCCGTTTGCATCGCCCTCGTCGATGGAGATTTCGACGCTCACGCCACGAGCGAGGGTCATGCCGTTGCTGTAGGAGATAACTCCGCCTGTTGCGGAGTAATCTGCAATTTTCGGCTTGCTATAGCCTGTTACTACTCTGCCGTTTGCTGACATAGTTTATTTCCTTTCCGGGCTTATAAGCCCATGACCTTGCGAGTTTCCTCGTCAAATTGTTCTTTCATTTTCTGGATTGCCGCATTTCTCGAAGACCGTATCGCCGGAGCAATGACCGGCTGACGGGCTTGAAATGATGTGCCGGATTCCAGAGCGCGGATGATAAGCGCGTTTGGCTGACCCCTAGGCCATCGCTTCGTGACGGTCGAGTTGTAGCCGTCCATGCCGATTTTGACGTTAAGGAATCCACCATCATTCCGCATGGTCGCAATTCCGAGACCGTCCAAAAGTCCGGCTTTCTGTGATGCGGTGAGTCCGGTCTTCATTCCGCGTGCGTACTGTTTCGGCGCTTCCGGAATGCTCTCAATGCTCGACCGGACCGCATCCGCCACGATAGCCGCACCGGGAAAGATTGAGCGACCTATCATTTCTTCAGTGTTTGCGTGCATCTGTTCGAGCTTGTAGATATACTCGTCGATTTCATTCGACGGCTTTATCGTCCATCTCATAGCATCACCCACTCCCACGAATAATGGATTAATCCGGTCTCATCTTCATACTGCACGGAATTGAGCGACCACCTCTGCATGTTGGCATCGAGTACGTTCTGAAAGCCGTCAACGCAGGAATCAAACTCGGTCTTCGTGTAAAAATCGAGCGTGCCTGCAATTGCCTGCTCGCCTTTGCCCTCGTCCGTATAAAGCGAATCGTCCTCGCCGTCTTCCATCCATACCGCATAGGGCGGCTTTGCTCTGTCCGACTTGTGATAGTGATACGTTCTTCCGAGTACGTCCCCGAAGAGGACGCCGATATTCTGGAGCTTACTGTTTAGCGATATCATAGTTCTCATCCAATCTGCAGAGCGTTAAGTCCACGACCTGCAAGCTGTCATCATCAAGCGTGGGCTGTACGTTATCAATGCGGTACTGCTCGTCGCCAATGACAACCACATCGCCGATGTGGACCGGTGTACGCCAGATGCGGATGATTCTGTCGATTTGCTGATCAACGCCCATCGCCGCATACTGACGCGAATACGAAATCATGCGGTCCTCGAAAGCCCACTCATAATCACCGTATTCATGCAAGGTCGGAGCAGGCATCTCGCCATTTCCCGCCGCATCCGTCACGGTGTAGATTCTGCATGTGCCGCTGTCCATCATGACTGTACTACCTTGCCCTTCTCCTTCATCAGCCTGTCGTTTATCGCACTCCTCAGCATCCTCGGCATCTTATCTTCGCCCTTCGGGTTGTCCGCCTTGCGCTTGCGATAGAGATATGCGGCAAACATGACGATAAGACCGCCATCGCTTATGGAGTCCTCATTGATATGGATTCCCTTGTCCGCAATGCGCTCCCTTGCGATGCCTATCAGGTCGAGCAGGTATTCATTGACCGTCGGCGACGGTTGTTCAAGGTCAGCTCTCAGCATGGAGAGCAGATGTTCGTCTGTCATGTTTGCCTACCTCCTTATCAGTTGCGAATAGTTATCAGCCCGCGCCGCCGGCTGACTGTGCCGGTGTATTTGCCGCATCAGCCGCGAATGTAATTCCGGATGTGGTCGGTGCTGTCGTCGTAATGGACATGACTGCGAACGCTTCAGCGATGACCGGAGCGCCGTCGTAGCGAGCGGTGCCCTTGAAGACGGTCTGATCCTCGACGAACTTGTAATGCTCAGACTGTCCGAGCTGTGTGCCTGCACGCTCTGCAAGCAGATAAGCCGAGCCATAGCCGCAAATGATATTTCCGTCCGGGATGAACGGGAGCTCGATGATCTCGCCGCCGATGACCGGCATTTCGCCACCGATACCTGCAACGATTGAAGCATTCAGATTCTTATCCATGCTGTTGACAAGCAAGTCAACATGAGTCTTCTTGTTCATGATCCAGATAAGGCCATCATTGAAATAATCATTGATAATGGCCTTTGTATTACCGACAAGCTCTTTGAACAGATTGAGACCTGTTGCGCCTGTGCCGGTTTTGACATTGGATGTGTGCAGGTCAACCCATGTGCGGGCTGTTGCCGGATAATCAGACGGAGCCGCCGTCTGTGCCAGTCTGGTGACGATACCGAGCGGCATCTTTGTGCCTGTGCCGTAGACGATAGCCTTGTCGAGTGCCTTGGCGATAGAAATACCGATCGCTGTGAGCAGCTCGTTTGCAAGGTTAAGGTCGGAATCTTCAAGGACTGCATTGCAGACTGCGAAATAGCCGCCGACCTTGTAGCCGTCAACCTCAACATTATTGAATCCGAGAGACAGCTCGTTAAGTGTTGCGCACATCTCTGTCCAAACGCCTTCCGGAATCGTGCCCATGATATTCTGGCGAGCCTTGCCGCCTACGCGCTGAAGGTTGACGCGGCTTGCAAGTTTGGAATTTGCTTCAACGATCTGGCGCAGAATCGGCAGCATAACATCCGGAATGGTAAGACCGACATTTGTCAGTGCTCTCTTTTCCCTGATACACTCGCGCGTCCTTGCGAGGAATGTTTTTACATCTTCGTTTCTGAGCAGTGCGCTTCTTTCCTGCTCGCTGATGGCATATAAGCCTGTTCTTTTCATCATCTCCGGCATAACAATGCTCCTTTCTGCCTTTTCATCTACCGGCTCCGGCTGTTTCTCTTCCAGCTCCGTGTCGTTTTTCTTCTCAATCTCATCGAGCTCTTTTTCCAGATTCTCGACTTCGGTTTCCAGTTCGCGGACGGACGCATCATGCGCAGTTCTCTCCGATTCGAATTTCTCAATCTCGGAATCCACAAAGGAACGCTCCTCGTCCGTGGTTGTCTCTTCGATTGACTTTTCAAGCTCAGCTTCGCGCTGGCTGAAATCAACGGCTCTTAAGGTCTCAAGCTCTTTGCGCTTGTCATCGAGCCGCTTTTTAAGCATCAGTGTCCTGAGTGCCATGACTTACCTCCTTAAGTTTTTTTCTTGTCTCTTCCTTCCACACGTCGAGCTTACGCTTTTCGATTTCGGCAATGTCTGCCTTCCTCGCTGAGATAGCGGTCTCTTCGTATGCAGGGAATGTGCAACAGGATACTTCAAACAATCTGACCTTTTTGATTGTCCAATGATGCGTTCCATCCCCGCGGTCTTCGTGCTCCTCATCCAGGATGTTGAACCCAAAAGAACACTGCGACACATCGCCACGTTTTACGCGCGCGTACAGGTTCATTGCCTCAGTATCGTTCGGATTGATGCTGATTCCTCCCCACAGTCCGCGTTCGTCTTCACGAAGCTCAAGCGTGCCGGCGGTCGTCCGCCCGAGAACGAGTCTCGTATCATGGTCGATCAATGCCCGTACATCCGCGTGCAGTTCGTCGGTGAACGCTCCCGGAGCGATGGACTCGGTACAGCCATGAAATATCTCGTAGTTGCTATTAAAAACGGCGAAATAACCCTCAATGCGGGGATTGTCGCCGTCTTCTCGCGTATTGAAATTTGATAGGGATGTCCTGACCTGTCTTAAGTCTCTATTCATCGTCCTCCCCTTTCTGCTGAATAAGTTTCTTCTGCTTGCCTATCATGTCGATGGGAATGTAGTTCTCCAGAATTCGCGGCTTATCGAGCCCCTCGAGCGGGCTCATGCCGATTTTGTCTCTGACTTCGTTTCCGGTGATGATTCCTCTGTCTGACAGATTGCCGAACACATATGCCACCTGCTCGAAATCCCAGTCGATGAGGGATGTCGTATTAAATTTGAAATACCATTTAGGCGACAAAATCAGCTTACGCGTGAATTCCTGTTCGATTCCGCGGCATAGCGGGCGAATCGTGTTGTTGATAAAGCTGTTCCATTCTCTTTGATCGTACTTCCCAACCCCAAGCAGGAACGCAGGAACGCCAAGAAGCGCCGCAACCGCCTGCTTGTCAATCTTGACCGTGTCATTCAGCGCGATATCGCTGAGCGAAAGCGGTCTGATTTCTTTCACATCGATCAAATCGGCGGGAATAATCCACGGCTGCCCCTCTTCGGAAGTTGCAAGATACTGCTCTATGAGCTTCGAGCGTCCCGATGGAGACGCGAACTCATCCGCCATCGCGTCAACCTTGACCACGAGCGGAGGCTTATATTTCGAAGTCATGAACGCATTCTCGGTCTTGCGAGCCT